AATCGTCACCACTCCACTCCCGTTGTCGGTTAGTGTGCCGTTGCTGACGTTGATGGTCTTGACGGTGGTCACGTCGGGTGATCCGTCAACCTCTTTGACCCTCAAGAGTCCACGGGCTGAGAAGGTGGTATTTGTACCCTGCGGGCTTACCCCACTCAAGGGAGCGTTGCAAGTATCGTAGAGGTAGGGGACACCGATAGAGATTTGAAGTAGTGTGCCACTTAGTACGTTGGTCTCCATCTCTTCGAGAGGTGTCACCGAGGCACTCTCTAGGTTGTATGCGAAGTCGAAGTCAAAGATATTACCACCGTTCTCTAGGTCTGCAAGGATGTCCTCGGCAGCTAGCTCGCTCTGAGTTATAGCATCCTTCTCAAACTCCTTACGGGAGTCCTCACCTCTAGGGCAGTCCAAGATGTACACTTCAAGGGTGTACGACTTGACCTTATCAGCATAAGAGCCCGACGTGTACACTAGGTGACAAAGTGGGAAGTTCTCGAACTTGTCGAGGTCTAGGTCTTCAGGTGAGCCGAATGAAAAGGACTTTAAAAAGAAGTGCCTCTCAACAAAGGTCTCAAACCTATCTACTATGTTGGCGAAGGTTATCATTGCGGTTTTTGTGTGCTAGGTCGTGGAGGTAAGCTAGGTGAGTCAAGACCGTCCCTAGGGGTTTTTCAGTCACCTCATTCATCTTCAAGAAGTTTTCATTTGCAAGGGAGTAGATAGCCGGATACCATCCCCACTTCTCGCCAAACTCACTTGAGTTATTGTCTGTTGTAAAGAGACTCGCAAACTGCTCAGAAGTCTCCTTTTGGAATTGCAAAAAAAAAGCATCGCACCCCCAAAGAGTGTGGCAGGTGCAGCCTCAAAGATGAGGTGATTCTCCTTGGTCGTGTAAGGTTCGATGGTGTAGGTATCACCTCGGTCAATTACAATGGGTCGATACAAGAGAGCCATCATCTTCGTAGCGTTGGCATATACGTCTTCGGCGTAGGTTGTCATGTCGATGTACTCACCAAAAGAGAACGAGTCCCAATCATTGATGAAGCCATACGGCTTCCCGTCTAGGGTCAAGCGTGTAAGGTGTTGGCCTGACTCTTGAGAGCGTAGGTCTTTGAGGTGTTCGTAGGCTTCGTCAAGCAACCTCTTGGGTAGCTTCAGCAAGTCTTCACGATTGATCCCGCAAAGATTTATGAGGCACACCTCATCACTTGTGCTGGTGTGAAGTGTCACCAAGTCTTTTATGGTTAGGTCTTCAAATGAGTTGGGTAGTTCTATCTTCATGGCAAGAGGGCAAGAGTGTCCAAGATAGCTTGTGCGTGACGTTGTGCGTTGGCATCGCGTCCCTCACTTATCATGCGGTCAATGTAGTCTAAGCCTAATCGCTTGTCATTCTTGCTACTCCTACCCTGAATTGTAGACTTTTGAAAATTGTAACTACTGAGCGTGCGAGCCTCATTGCGTGTCCCACGATTTGCAGCCACGCTATCCACCACTCTCTTTAGGGCAGTCATATCCGTAACATCTTGACTCTTTGTGAAGCTCATTTGCCTCTCATCAGGTGGGTCAAGTGAAACTCTGCCTTGGCGTACTCGCCAGCAAGGAGAGCCGAGCAAGACTCGTGCAACACCCTCCGCACCTCTGGCGTTGCCGTGAGCATCATTGATGCTAAGTGCTTGCCTGCCTTAGATGTCTTCTTGTTGTCCTCTTTGGCTTCTTGTATCAAGCCTAATCCTATGGCGTATGGATCGAGGTGGGCTTGTGGCTTTGCTTTCTTCTTTGCCATGTCTATTGGTTTTCGTGTGTATAACTATGAAGGGTTCTATCTCTTACACTAGTCCCCTTAACCCAAAAGATACGGCACAAAAAAAGAGCCACCGATAAGGTGACTCTCTAATGCGTCGAGGGGACTTATGACGTTTAAGATACGCCCCCCAGGTATCAACTTCAAAGGTGCTTTCTCAGCGCGTTGGTACTGACTCTCCCATCTCGGGGAGGTTGAACGCGGGAGTCATCTTTTTTCAGTGGCCCTGTCCGTTCATCCCAATCTTAGGTATCTATTGCGACTTTCACCGCAACTTTACTCTGAGAGGCTGCCTTTGCTTGCTCGCCTATGGGTCAAAGGTAATAAACCTTTTTTTTATTCTCCAAAGAAAAATCAATTTTTTTTTATTACCCGAGTTGATAGCTTCCGTAGTTGGGGTTGGTAGCGTTAAAGGTAATCGCATATCTACTAGCATCAATGAAGTGATTGAATGCGTCTACTGGCTCGTTCAGTTGCCTTTGGTTCTTGTCTTCTTTGTACTTGTAGTTCCTCAGCTCTTTTATCCCATTGACACTCCTGGACGTAATCATCAGCGGCTTTGACCTCATAAAGTCGATACCATTTCTGACCGAGTCTCGACCCTTTCGACATGGGTAGACATTGAACCCCTGACCGTGGATGACATCAATACTCTTTGGCTCGGCTGAGTCAGCGATGATGTTGGTAGTCCTAGAGATGTCTGCACCCCTCAAGACTTGGCATATATCGGTGTTGAGAAGCCCCGTAGAGTAGCACACCTCATCAAGGCAAAAGCCATGACCATCGGTATAGACCTTGACAATGGCAGTCGGGTCGTTGGTATAGCCAAAGTCAAGCCCCACGTTCATCAGCTCAAAGCCGTCAGGGATTTGGTCTACCTCCTTCCAATGTGAGAAGACGGTGCTTCTGCTCACCCCACGCTCTCCAAGACCAAACACCTTCCAATAGTTCTCATCTGCCTCCTTGAGCCTCTCAATCTCCTTGATGGTCTCTTCACTCAAGTATGGGTTGTCTTTGTATGTGGTCTTGAAGAATTGGTGGTCGGGTCGTGTGAGAACGTGGTCATAAATCCAAGAAAACTCATCCGAGGGGTTGTAGTCAATGATGATGCGCTCCTTTGTCCTCAAGACTAGTTGCCTCCAGTCTTCAAGGTTCAGCTCATTGGCCTCGTTGATGAAGAGAATATCTCTCTTCCTACCACGCACCTTTGTCGGTTGGTCTACCGAGATAAACTCTACGAGGTTGCCAAAGAGCTTGTATGTACTCTCTACCTTGTTGTGCTTGGACGGATCGTACCACCCTTGACTCTCTAAGATGGTGAAGAAGTCTCTCATCACCGATGCCTTGAGTGAAGGGTATGTCTTACGACATATCGTGACTACAAGCCCGAGGTTCTTATTGTTCCAGCAGTTCTCTATCAGGACTTGACATAGACTGAACGTCTTGCCGCTACGAGTCCCCCCTTGATGTACTTGGATGCGGGAGGTGCATGACTTGGCTTGGTAGTATGTCGTCGGTTGTTTCAATCCTTGTTCTCGTCAAACCATGAGGGCTTCTTGTTGCCCTCGGTTATGCTGATGTCTTGGGTCTCTACATAGCCTCGGTGCTTGCCCTTAGTCTTGAGAAAGAAGATGGTTGAGCTGGGTATCTTCTCTCTGATTTGCTGATGCAAGCTAGACTCGGCAAAGTCAATGGCTGACTCTTGGATGTCTTTGACTGACTCGGCATACTCCTCGTCTTCTTCAAGCCATCGGTAGTGGGTGCGTCGTGAGATGTTGCAAGACCGAGCTGCGGTTGTGACTACCCCTAGCGACCTCTCAAGGGCTTCTAGAAAGTCTTTTTTATCGTGTGCCATTTGTGCTTATTTGAATTGTTCCATGAGTGCCTTGAGAACGATTCCCCCTATGTAGGTGTCAGACCCCTTTAGTGCGTTGACTAGTTCGAGAGCCGTTTCATAGTCTTGGTCTTCAAAGTCAATCTTAATGCCTTGAGACTTGGGCTGAGGCTCTGGCTCTTCTTTTTCTTCCCACAAGTCCAAGCCCCATTCGTTGAGGTCGGTTGCATCCCAGTCGTTGGCAAGGGCATCGTAGTCCCACTCTCCGTATGATGCGTTGTCTTGGATGATGAAGCGGGGGTTCTTGCTCTCTTCCCAGGTCGCTACATAGACGGGGACTTCATCGAGGCCAGCTTCAACACAAGCCTTGTACCTCATGTTGCCGCCTAGAATCGTGTTGGTTGGATCAACTACGATAGGTCGAGCTTGCAGCATCTCAGGAAAGTCCTTGATGCTCTGCACGAGCTTCTTGAACTTGTCCTTTGATATAGTCCTAGGGTTCGAGGGATTCTCCCGAATCTCGCTGGTTTTGAATGTAGTCATCTGCGGTCTTTACTATGTTTCTAAATGTCTCTCTGAGGTGGTAGTCATTGACTGCAAGATTCAAGAGTACCTCCCAAGCCTCGGTGTTGGATACCAATACCTTGAAGTGTTGGTCTTCTCCTTTCTTTTCGGACGTGAACACCACCCACTCATCAGCTTGGTTGATGTATCTCTTCGCTTTTCTTGAGGTCATGCTTCTTCTATTAAGTCATTCATTTCTTTTATCATCTTCTTAACGCATGGAGCGCACGAGCTGACCTTGTTATTTCTGCGGGTGATGGCATTGTACAAGGTAGTGAGTTTCTTATTCTGCTCCCCTGTGATGCGGTTGTCATTTATCTCTTTGAGCAATGCCCTCAACTCTTTGAGGTCGCTTGGTTTTATGGTGCTTCGCCACTTGTGTATAGGGCAGCTCGCTATCTTCAGGTGTGTCTTGACTGGCATAATGCAGCCGCAAAGTCTCTTCGTTGTGTTCTTGTACTTGACGCGCTCCCCTAGTCCTAGCGTCCCACATGATTGAGTAGGTTTTACGAAGTGTGTGCATCGTCGGCATATCTCAAGTCTTTGGCTTCTTATCGCGGAGGTTACTAAAAGCATCTTTTATCTTCTTCTTTGTTCTATGTAGTGAGGTGTGAAGCGTCTCAAGAGCTATCCCAGACTCACGCGAAAGCTCGGAGATATTCTCTCCGTTGAGCCATAGCCTGAAGACCGTCTGGTCAAACCAAGACAAGCGATCCGTGAACAGTTCTAGTTGTTCTCTATTGAGAGCATCATCAATAGTAACGCGCTCGCTAGGAATGTCATACAAAAGCTCTTGGGTGATGGTGTACTCACGCTTGAACTTGCCCCGCGTGGCCTCGATGTACATGGCCTTTCTGAAGTAGCCGTCGGGGTTACGCATGACCTTCTCTAGGTCTTGCTTTACAACCCTCAAGTAGACATGATTGACTAAGTCTGATGCGTCGCGATGATACCTCCTCCCATACCTCACAAGAGCTGGGTATGCTTTGGAGACCCAAGTATCAAAGTCCTTTCTCTTCGTTGATTCTTTCACACTCGACTTTGAATACTTCTATCATCTCTCTCAGCTCATGCACCCCGTACTTTTTTGTTGTCTTAGATAGGTGCATCAGCTCGTCAGCCGTACCCTCTCCGTACTTCTTATCTAGCTCCTTTCCGAATTTGTATTGCTCTCCACCCCTAAAGGCATTATCTCTCTTGGACTGGCATTGTACGTTCTTTACATTCCACCTCGTAGACATACAAGCGCGGCTCATAAAGTGGCCCGCATCCATCTCCGTCCAATGCTTGACAATACCCGAGGTGAAGCAAGGGGAGAAGCCCCTTTCGTCTGCGACCCGTGTTCTAATGTATCGGCTAAATACTTGGTCGAGTTTCTTTACTAGCCGTTGGCGTTCCGTTGGCACGGGGTATAATATACCGACACAACATCTTCAAAACCAAATAGAAACGCAGTACATTGGGAACGATGAAACAAGTACTTCTGATTCTCGTGGTCTTCCTTCCAGGCTGCATCGCGTCCACACCATCCAAAATATACAAGCACCCCGAAAGGTACAAGTGTCAACTCATCCTTGAGACGGAGTGGGACTCTACGTATCCCGTGCAGACATTCGAGCAAGTTTTTCAACTCGGAGAGGTTTACAAAGAACCCTACTACGGGATGAGATATAAGCTCGTGCCAACCGAAGACCCTGAGAAGTTTGCTCTCAAGGTGATAATAGACTAACCTTATGACATAATTTTACGTAAGAGAGGTATGTGGTCAACGTACATCATGGACTTACTTCTCGTACTCGCTTCGTATGGCAATGAGTACGACCCTTTTAGTCCTGTCGCTCAGTTTGACTTTAACAATGACGGCGTGATAGGAATGTATGATTTCTTGGAGATGCTGGCACAACAACCCCCTCTCTAATGGCTGACACTCCCAATAGCAAGCATCATCAAATTGTCAAGGCCATAGTGTCAAAAGACTTCAAGTTCATTCACATTGACGCGGGGATAGGTGAGAACGGACTGCAACGGATCGTAACTGAGACGAATGAAGAAGAGGTCGTCCATTGCTTGCTCTATCCCATCATTGCCAAGATGGTAAGGAGTGAATTTAGAGACCTCCAAGAGATAGCCCTAACCATCAAGGTCGTTTGGGTTTAGGTGTGCTGCATGGTCATATTCGAGGTGGTTGTTTTGGCAAGTCTTGAAGTTCAAAGTAGATGCGGCCAATGTTATTCCAGTCATAACTCATACATGTGACTGCCCTTTTTTTGTACCTCATAGCTACTTCGTCGACGTATGCGGCAAGAGTGATCAAGTTCAGCCTTTCGATGTCATAAATACGATACGTTCGTTTTATGTAGTCATTCCTTTTCCATCTGCGGTGGCCAAGCTCGCCAAAGGTGACAATCAAACCTTTTTTAGCTACTTGAACGGCCAACTCAAGACATTCAAAGGCACTTCCAAATGGGTCAAGGTCGACGACATCATATCGCTCTCTTTTGGCATAGATTTTGGCAAGCACATACTTGGCCTCGTCTTTGTAGTCGTGTCCGTCATATCTAAGGTCGTTTGAGACCAGCTTTTCGACTATACCTCGATAAAAACTTCTCGGCCCTGCGTAGAGATCTAGAACGCTTTTTGCCTTGACCTTTTGGAGATAACGCAAATTAGCGTCGTATTTCTCGTCTACATGCTTGTAGTTGTACGTTCGATTTTGTTTGCTGAGTCGTTTTCTTTTTATGCCAATCGCTGTCTCAGTTCGATTGAGTTGTTTGGCAATCTCAGCCAAAGAAAGACCTTTTTCCAAACCATCTTTCAAGAATTGTACATCCTCATCACTCCAAGCGCGTGGCTTTGTGTGTGTGTATTTCATACCTCCCCCTATCTTAGTCATGGGTTCTAACTAGTGAGAAGACATTGTAGTCAGCGGGATACTTCACCGCGATGAAGCTACTGGTCTTGCCCCCGCTGAGGCTGTTAACTGTCTTCATAGGTCTCTTGTATTGCTCTGAATATCTCGTATGCTACTTGGGGAACTATGGCGTTGCCGTAGGCTTTGACGCTTTCTCTTCTCCATTTTGGAAAGGTGATAGAGTCCAACCTTTCGGAAAACCCATCATCTCCTCTACAAATAGGGGAGACAGTTGGGAAGCCTTGCCAATTTGCTGACTTATGAAATGACAAAGCTCCCCCTTTCGGCTGCCTCCGTCTACCCTCTCCTTTGCCGTCCCCCCTTTGTAATCGTTTAGCCTTGGAGTAGGCAACAAAGAAGATTCTATCTCTTCTATGCGGTGCGTCTTTGCCACAAGCTGGAAGTACAATCGGTGCGACTTTGTAGCCCTGAGCTTCCAAATCAAAGCACACTTGGTCGAATACCATTTTACCTCTTCCTTTTTGTCCACTCCAATTAAGGAGGCCAAGAACATTCTCACCCACGACGAATGATGGGGAAACCTCTGATATGACTCTAAGCATTTGAGGCCAGAGGTGACGGTCATCTTGTGTGCCTTTTCTTTGCCCTGCATTGGAGAAGGGCTGGCAAGGGAATCCCCCTGTGATGATGTCAACTCGTCCATAATACTGAGTTGCTTCAAGTTCTTTGATGTCTTCATGAGCTATTGAATTTGGGAAGTGGTGCTTGAGTACTCTTTGACCAAAGGGGTCTATCTCGCAATGAAACACGTTCTCCCATCCCATCCACTCGGCAGCTAAGTCAAAGCCTCCGATGCCTGAGAAAAGAGAGCCGTGCCTAAGCATCACCGTCCTTATTGATGCGTTCTTGTAAGTCCATCTCGTACTGCTCAGGGTCGGAGTTGGGGTACGGGATAAAGTCCCACCTCTTGGGGGCGCGTTTGGGGAGGTCGAGAGAGCTGACAAATGCCTTCCACTTCGCTTGTTGGTCAGGGGTAATTGGTGGCAAGTTCTTTGCCTGTGTTTTGGATCGCTCGTGCTGGCGTTCCATATACTCGGCACGCTCTGACTCGTGGCTCTTGAATATATCTACTAGCTCAGGCAGCTTGAGACGCTCGTACATCTTGCCGTAGTAGCCCGCTTTCAAGCGTATGCAGATGACCTTCCACTCTTCGAGCTTCATGACGGGAAACTCGTCTATGAGGTAGGACACCGCTTCGATGTAGTCGCCCTCATGCCTGAATGATTTGTTCATCTCTAGGTAGTCAACCGCATCTTTGAGGAGCGCGGTGAGCGTCATGTGGACGAGCTGGGGTTCTCTCTTGAATGCACCCTTCACGTTGAGTCCTGTATCCCAAGCCTTCTCAAGGGTCATCTTGACCGAGGGTGCTGAGATAGTCTCTATACTTGAGTGAATCGAATTTTTTGCTAGTTCTTTTGTCATTTTTGATGGGAAATAAGCCCTGATAGTTGTGGGCGAAACTTTGTTGAATAATGGCTAGGGCAGTCTCAAGATCAAGGTTTGAAATTTCGCCGAGGTTTTTTAGTGCTGCCTGTTCTGATTTGAAGGTGAACTTTTTGTATCGTCTATCTCTTCGCTCTTGTATCCATTCAGCCCAAGCCGTCTTGAATCGTTCATCTTCAAAAGGGTAAACCAATTCCTTTTTAGTAGTAGTATTAGTTGTTGTATTAGTCTTTGTATTAGTAGTGGGACAATTTGTCCCGTTTGAAGGGACATTTTGACTCGTATCGAGGACATTGTGTCCAGTATCCTGGTCAATTTGTCCCGATTGATAAAGAGACCAAGCAAGCCTCTTTCTCTTCGTTCCACCTATACGGATCAAACCCATCTCACTTAGCTTTTTTATAGAACGTGAGACCGTCTTAACCGATACGAATAACTCGTCTGCAAGAGTATCGTTCGTCTTGTAGAAGGTCTTTCCATTGCCTGTAAAGGAGTGGATGTCTGCTAAAAGCACCTTGTCAACTGCCGAGAGCTTAGGGTGTAGCCATATCTCAGCATCTATCCATATACCTTTGAATTGTCTTTCCATCAGGCCCAGCGTGGAGCATCAAGGGTAAAGAAGGCGTTTCCCTGAACGTAGCCTTGTGGCTCTCCATCCCAAGCCTTGAACCTCTCTATCAGTTCAAAGAGTTTTTGCCTCCCCCTTTTGAGGTATGCGTCGGAGATATAGTAGCTCACCACGTTGTAGGGTTCTTGAGTTTCAGCAGCTACTATCCAAAAGTCACGCAGACCCGTCAACTCACAATACACGGCAGCTTGTAAGTAGTAGTCAAAATTCCACGCACTACGCTCAAACTCTTTGAGGCTTGCATCACGGCACGTCTTCAGGTCTACAATGTTACTCACTCCCATAGCATCTATAAAGCCACGAAAGGGAAGACCTCTGATGTCCCCCGTCACCTCTACCTCAAATCTATCGGCCATTGATATGAGGTGGTGATGGTCTTGCATGACTACGGCTTCCCTCACATTTTTTACGGTCTGCCAGTCCGACGGATTAAGAAAGGTGGTCTCAGGCCGTTGAGCAGCCATCTCACGATATACTTTCGTGTTCTTTCTATGTGGTGAGAGGTCGTAAGTTTCATCGAATCGGTCAGGCTCTAGCACCGCACAATGAATCGCCGTGCCTAGTTCCATAGCTGGACTCGGCTTAGATTTTCCATCGATGTATGAGAGGTAGTGGTTGGGACTCTTGGCAAATGCTTTGAGGCTAGAGTATGAGAGTGGTCTACTTGGTTTCATAGTTTTTTGGTTTTCAATTCTTCTTCTCTGTACAAGACCTCTGCACTCAATTGATTCCAGGTGGTATCGCAGAGCCTGACAATCTCAGGGGCATACTTGAGCATCCCTCTTGGATTCGATGTGTGCCAGTTGTACACGGTTTGGGGTTTGACCTCAAGCATCTTCGCGCAATTTCTTTGCGATCCAAACTTCTTCTTGATGAACTTCTTGAGGTCGTTGTTGTGAGATATTCTCTTCATGTCTTAGGGTTAGAATGGCAGCTCTCCAAAGATGGGGCTTCCTTGTTTGTAGTCTTCAGGTTGTGGCTCTCCGTTCTTCTCGGTGGTGTCATACCGAAAGTGCCAACCGTGCTTCTCACCTAGCTTCTTCCACTTCTCGTACTTGGCTTCGAGCCTAGCCTTCTCAATGTTGGCTCTATGTTCACGAGGGGGTATGTAGTACAAACCCTTTTGGGTTTGCGCTACTATCCCCTTGTCATACATCTCCGAGAGCCTCGCTCTTGTGGTGATGATGGGTATCCCTGTCAAAAGAGAGATGTTTTCAGCATTGATGAATGATTCACCAAGAGCGTACATTATGCGTCGCTCTTTGTCTTTTAACGTTGGGAGAATGTCTTGATATGCTTCTAGGCTTCTCGTACTCATATCGCGTCTCTTGTTTGGATAAGTACACGAGCCAAGTCAACCGCTTGATTGAGGTAGTCCTTGTATGAAACATCTTCGGCACACTCTCCCATAATAGCTACGGCAGTCTTCAACGCCCAAGAATTTTCTATTCTCTTTTGTTCAGCGGGGTCTTGACCCCTTGGAGTAAAGCTGCCAGCCTTCTTGACTCGGAGCTTCGTGCCATACTTGTTGGTTGTTGATGTGTACTCTACCTCGTCACCTACCCCATAGGGAGGGGAGTCGGGTGAGGTGCTAGAAGCGATGCCCTTAGAGCCGTCTTCCATCTCGACCTCATAGTCATACATTGTACCTGATTGTCCTTGCCAAGTGTCTACGGTCTTGGTTACCGTTTTGATTTTAGATGTTGCCATCGTTTTGGGTTTTTGGGTTTTTTAATTGTTCTTCTTCAAAGGGGATACGTCTAAGAGTGGTATCATTCCCATACTTGAGAAGGTCATTCTTTATGCGTATCAAGATGTTGTCTATGTCCATAGTGCAATATGCACTCGGTTTAGATGCCCAATAGTTGTGGGCGCGGTATTGTATGTAGGTGAGCCAATACTTCAAGTCTTCATTCTCCTGGAGTAAAGTCTTCTTGTCTGCATACGGATCGTCAGAGAAGCTCATGCCTTTTTGGTGTATGCGTCCTTCACGCTACTCTTGAAGTCGTCTAGAGCCTTTCTCTCTTTGGCTTTCACTTTTTGCTTGGCTATCCATTCAAGCCACTCGTTGAAGTCGTGAATAGGCTCTTTGGGGTAGGAGGTCTTGAATCCTTTACTCATTGTGCTGATATGATTTGGTGGTGCTTGTCGTGCTTGGCATCACGCGCCGTATACAATACGTCAAGCTCTAAGAGTGACACTTGTAGTCTTTCCTTGTGATATTCTACGTCTTTTTGTAGGTGTTCAATGAGGCTCTCATCAACTTCGTTGGTGATGCCTACCTTCTCTCTCCACACCTCAATAGCATCGGTGGCCTTCTTTAGTTTGTCTTGGTGGTACTTGTTGTGCCACTCTTCACTCTCAATCCTGTTCTCAAGATATTTAAATACGTCTTTCATAATGTCATAAAAAAAGGGAGAGGCTCTGGCCCCCCCCTATGGGTTATACGTTTACGCCAATGCTTGCAAGGTATCCCTTGTTGAGTACCTCTTGTCCTTCTTTGATAGCCTTGTCATAGGCATTTTGAATGACCTCAAGGCCATTGCTATACTTCTTCAGAAGCGTAGGGATAGTCACTCCCCATTGAAGGATAGCATAGCCAAACTCTCTCTTGACCAAGATGCCCTTCTTCTCCTCCTTCTTTTGACGATGCTCGTCAATGAGTTTGTAGACAACCTTGTCAAAGCTCCCGCTACCAAAGTCCCAACCATTGAGACAATGGTAGAAGAGGCATCCCCCTCGACCTTCGTCGTAGACGTAGGCAACCTTCTTGCCATTCTCAAAGAGGGTGCAATTAAAGCCCTCACCATTTCGAGCGTCAAAGAATTTGACTGATTTGATTGCATAGTTCATAGTGTTTGAATTGTGTTTCATGGTCGCAATGTACAAACAAAATGGAATAAACAAAGAACAAGGCCAACATTTATACAAAAAAAGTAGCGACCCCTTTTGAGAGCCGCTACCCAAACACTATGAAACTTGGTCTATTAAGTAGACCACTCTCGATGGTAGGACATCACCCATGCTGCTGAATTAAATAAGACTGGGTTGGCGTTCCAACTCTCAGCCTCAAACCTGATGCGCTTTGCGCGTGACACTAAGATAGTCAAGTTTTGTCTTCAAAGAAACTAAGGCACAAGGGAAGTATGCCTATGAAGCAAAGCAAAACCCCAAGAGGTTCTATGTCTCCATTCATACTTGTCAGAGCATATATGACTATTGTGCCTCCTATGGTTCGCTTTGCGCTCCATCGCTTGAGGTTGCCTTTGCTTTTGAATGCCTCAGTCAAGTCTAGCTTGCCAAGAATTTTGAGAAGGGGGTTGGACTTTTTCATTCTGATCCGAGTGTCATCAGGCAGTTGATAGCGACCTCTCCACCAATCACCACCCCACACCCTATCGCTTGCTTTTTGTAGTGTCGTGCGTAGGCAGCCGCGTAAGCATCGTGGTCAATGCCGCATCCGACTTGCATACCAAATATTCTGAAGTTTCTTCCTACCATCCAGTCAACATAGCAAGCCGTGTGAATATGGCCTTGAACCGTGGACATCATATCGTTTTTTGCTTTGGTTCGTGCCGTGCCTCCCTCCCCGTGGACGTACTGCACCCCATCTATTGTGAGGTGTTCACACCAGTTCCATCCCGTACCTAACACTTCATTGTAAGACTTCACCCACGCTTTAGGTATGGCAGAGCTGAAAGCCTTTCGCATGATGATTCTATCATGGTTACCAATCAAGACATCTGCCTTTGGGAAAGCCTCGCTCCATCGTGCGACGTGGTGTATGGCTCTCTCCAGTTCTTCTCCTCCTCCAAACCCGTCAGGGTCGGTCTCATGGTATGAAGAGTAGTGATTGTCGATGATGTCCCCAATGAATACTACGCGGTTGCAGTTGTGCCGAGAGTAGATGTCTTGGCAATGCTCTAGGTATCCATCTAAATCAAAAGGGCAATGGAGGTCTCCAATGACTAGGACACGAGAGGTCTTCTCATTGAGCCAGTCG